ATTTATCAATACGTTTAAATATTAACAAATAGTCTTTAAATACGTTTTTTTATATAATTTTTATATAATTTTTATATGTAATATATAAAAAAATTTATCAATACGTTTAAATATTAACAAATAGTCTTTAAATACGTTTTTTTATATAATTTTTATATAATTTTTATATGTAATATATAAAAAAATTTATCAATACGTTTAAATATTATCAAATAGTCTTTAAATGCGTTTTTATTTTATTTTATTTAATATATTAAATAATTCATCAAAATATATTTATATCTTTTTTTCTTACTATAAAAAAGTATTTAAAAATTTATATACTTATATATACATAAATATAATGGCAACGATTGGTATCGATTTAGGAACATGTTATTCATGTATTGGTATTTATAGACAAGGTAAAGTTGAAATTATACCTAATGAACAAGGTAATAGAATTACTCCATCTTGGGTTGCTTTTACTGATAATGAAAGACTTATTGGAGAACCCGCTAAAAATCAATCTAGTATGAACCCTAAAAATACTATCTATGATGCTAAAAGATTAATCGGTAAAAAATTTGATGATCCTTTTATCCAACAAGAAATCAAATTATTAACTTATGATGTATCTTCTAGTCCTAATAATAAACCTATCATTAATATTAATTTTATGAATGAATCTAAATCTCTTGAACCTGAACAAATATCCGCTATGATCCTTACTAAACTTAAAGAAATATCTGAAAATTATCTCGGTGAAAAAGTTACCAAAGCTGTTATTACTGTTCCCGCTTATTTTAATGATGAACAAAGACAAGCTACTAAAGATGCTGGTGCTATTGCTGGTCTTAATGTCCTTAGAATTATTAATGAACCTACCGCCGCTGCTATTGCTTATGGACTTGATAAAACTGAAATAACTAGCAACTCCGGTGGAAAAAATATCCTTATTTATGATCTAGGTGGAGGAACATTCGATGTATCTCTTTTAACTCTTGATGGTGGTATTTTTGAAGTCAAAGCTACCAATGGAAATACTCATTTAGGTGGAGAAGATTTTGATAATATTTTAACTGATTATTGTGTTCAAGAATTTAAAAAGAAAACTAAAATTGATCTTACTAAATCAGTTAAAGCATTAAGAAGACTCAAAACAGCATGTGAAAGAGCTAAAAGAACTCTATCATCTACTACTTCTACTAATATTGAAGTTGAAGCATTATTTGATGGTCATGACTTTAATCTTAATATTACTAGAGCTAAATTTGAAAACCTTTGTAATAATATATTCCAATCTACTCTTGAACCTGTTGAAAATGTTCTTTCAGATGCTAAAATGTCTAAAAATCAAATTGATGAAGTCGTTCTTGTCGGAGGATCTACCAGAATACCTAAAATTCAAGAAATTCTTTCTAACTTCTTTAACGGCAAATCTCTTAATAAAACTATCAATCCTGATGAAGCTGTTGCTTATGGTGCTGCTGTCCAAGCTGCATTATTATCAGGATCTAAAGATGAAAAATTAGATCAATTATTATTAATTGATGTAACTCCTTTGAGTTTAGGTATTGAAACTGCTGGAGGTATTATGACAACTCTTATACAACGTAATTCACCTATACCTTGCAATAAAAAACAAGTCTTTTCTACTTATACTGATAACCAAACTATTGTTACTATTCAAGTTTTTGAAGGTGAAAGATCTTTAACTAAAGATTGTAATAAACTCGGTGAATTTCAATTAACCGGTATTCCTCCCGCTCCTAGAGGAATTCCTCAAATTGAAGTATCATTTGATATTGACTCTAACGGAATTCTTAATGTTTCTGCTTCTGATAAAAGCACTAAAAAAATTAATAAAATTACTATTACTAATCAAAGCGGTAGATTAAATAAAAATGATATTGAAAGATTAATCAATGAAGCTCATAAATTCTCTGAAATTGATAAAAAAAATAAAGAAATTATTGAATCTCAAAATAATTTCGAAAATTATCTTTATACTGTTAAAAATACTTCAAATGATAATAATCTTAAACTATCCCAAAATGAAAGAGATATTATGAACAATAAAGTTAATGAATTAGAAGAATGGTTCAAAAATCTTGAAACTAATGATATTGATCCTTCTATTTATAATTCCAAAAAAAATGAATTAGAAAAAATTGTTCATCCTATCATGACCAAACTTTACCAAAATAATGAAAATGATGAAATGAATGACTTTCTTAATAATATTCCACCTGATAATAACGATATTGATTAATAAATCTATATTTAATTTATATATACATATAAATACATGTAAATATAATATAATAAACTTTTATTCTTTATCCCTAATTATTTTTTATTATCTTTATTTTAATTATTATTATCTTCTTCATTTATATTTTGATTATTATTATCTATATTTTGATTATTATTATCTATATTTTTATTATCTTCATTAATATTCTCATTAATATTCTCATTATTATTATCTATATTTTGATTATCTTCATTAATATTCTCATTAATATTCTTATTATTATTATCTATATTTTGATTATTATTATCTATATTTTGATTATTTTCATCTACATTATCTATATTTTGATTATTATTATCTATATTTTGATTATTTTCATCTACATTATCTATATTTTGATTATTATTATCTATATTTTGATTATTATTATTCATATTTTGATTATCTTCATTTATATTATTATTATTCATATTTTGATTATCTTCATTTATATTTTGATTATCTTCATTTATATTATTATTAATATTTTGATTATCTTCATTTATATTATTATTAATATTTTGATTATCTTTTATTTCATTATTATTTTCATGATCTATATTATTATTAATTTCTAAAAGATTATTATCTATTTTATTTATATTATCATCTTTTTTAATATTATTTTGTAAATTTTCATTAATATTTTGACTAATAATAGGTATTAATTCTGGAGATTTTTTTTTATTTTTATTATTATTTTTAATAATACTAGCAATATTTTTTAGTTTTTTTAAACTATTTGTTATAGTTTGATTATTTGATATATTTTCATCATTTTGAATATCTTTATTTATTGAAATTTTAATATTTTCATTTTGATTTTCAATAATTTTATTAGAATTTTCTAATTTATTATTAAAAGTCTTCTCTTGATATAATAATTTAATATCTTCAGGTGATTTTTCATTAGGTGATATAGAGTTAGATATAGGAGTAGGTGTAGGAGAAAATGGTAAATTAATATCATTAACATTATCAACATTAGAATTTATAACATTTTCTAATTTAATTTCCTCATTAATTTGATCTAAAAATAATTGTAATTTTTTTTGGTATTTTAATAAATAATCAATATTATTATTTGTAAAAAATAAACAATATCTTGTAAATAATAAAATTTTATTTAAAATTTCTTCATAATTACTTTGATATGTATATATAAATGTATTAATTTTTAATCCTATAGATTGTTTATTTTTTAAATTATTCATACTTTGTTTCTCATTAATTGCATAATCATTTAATATATTAATTAAATTAATTATATCCTGAAATATATCTGTTATTGTTTCAAAATCATACTTTTGATAAATATTAATATCATTATATTTAGGATATGTTTTTAAATTACTTAAATTATCTAATATTTTTTTATCTTTTATATTCTTAAAAATATATATTTTAATTATATTAAATAATTTATAATAATTACAATAAAAACGATTTATAATTAAAATATAGTTTTTTATCATATAATCCATTTCAATTCTTATATACAATTTTTGAAAATTTAATGAATCTAAACCAAAAATATAAAGATAATCTACTTTATTAATATTTGATAATTCTTCATATATAGTATCAACTTTAGACATCTTTGAATCTAAACTTACTAAAATATTTGTTATTAATTCTTTTATTTCTTTTATATAACAAAATTTATTTTTTAAATCTTTAATTTTATCTTCAATCTTATCTAATGTAAATTCCTGTTGTTGTTGTTTTGACATTAATCTATAAATATTATATATTTTTTCTTTTTTTATTTAGTAAAAAATAAAAGTATAATATATAAATCATACTATAAATTATAATAATGACTGAAATAGAAGAAGATGGAAAAGAAAATTTTAATATTGAAAATAATAATAATGAAATTAGTGATATTGATTGGCGTCCAGAACATGAAAAAATATTAATTGATTGGGCGGATAAAGCAATGTGTTATAAATGGTTACATAATAAATGTGAAACTAAATATTATCGTTTAAAAGCTTTTTTCTCTATACCTATTATTATTATTTCTACCCTAACTGGAACCGCTAATTTTGCAATTGATAGATTTCCTGAAGATATTAAATCTTATGCAACTATTGCTATTGGCTCTTTTAATATTTTTGCCGGTATTCTTGGAACTGTTGAAAGATTTTTAAGAATTTCAGAACTAAATGAAAGTCATCGTGTTAGTTCTATTTCTTGGGATAAATTTTATAGAAATATTAGAATCGAATTAGCTAAAGCTCCTGATGAAAGAACACCTGTTATTCAATTATTAAAAATATGTAAAGAAGAATTCGATAGACTTATGGAAGTTAGTCCATCTATTAATCAAGATATTATTGATATGTTTAAAACAAGTTTTGAAAATACAACTGAATTTCAATCCATATCTAAACCTGAAATTCTTGATACATTAACAAGTGCTCAAAGTTTTAAATATATTATAAATATTAATGAAGAAAATGAAAGACTTAGAATTAAACAAGAAAATAATTTGAGAAAATCTAATATTGAAAAATTTATTACTAATTTTAAAAATGTTAAAGGTAGATTCCCTCTACCTCAAGAAATTAATGATAATATTAATATTAAAGTTACTGAAATAGAACTTGAAAATATTTTAAGTAATATTGCAAATAAAAATATTAATCAACAAAATAAATCTCTTAGTGTGTCTGATATATTATAATACTCAAAACAATAAAAAAATATTCTTATATTCTTTTATTTTTATAAATTATATATTTTATATATTATTTCTATTAATATATTATTTTTATAAATATATTATGTTGAAAAAACTGAATTTAATGCGTTTAAACTACTATAAATAAAACAACATTTATTTGGTCTTCCTGCCTGTAAATAACCTCCTTTAAAAGTTAAAAAATTAATTAATTGAAATGCTGTATCTAAAACATAATAAAATTTTGATCCTACTGGTGTGCTAAATGTTATATTTTTACATAAATATACATTACCCTGAGCTGGACAAGGATAGTTTATACCAACAGTTGTATAATGTAAATCATAAGCTTTTAAATTATTTGTTATTATATTATTTAATCCTCCAAATACTATCGGATTATTTATATAATAATTTACTATTTCCTCTGAATTATTAAAATGCGTTGGAAAATTACTCGGAACTAATAAATTTGAATCAATAAAATATATTATATTTGACATATACTTATTATTATATATATATATTATATTATATTATAAAAAAATATTTTCAATGACTGATAATGATATATATTATATTTATCTTCTTAAAAATGATAAATCTAATAAAACTTATGTAGGTTGCACTAATAATCTTGAAAGAAGAATCAAACAACATAATAGTATAATCTCTGGTGGGGCTAAATATACTTCTCAAACAAACGGTGGATGGTATTATATATTCTATATTTCTGGTTTTCCTGATAAATATAATGCTTTATCTGCTGAATGGAAAATGAAAGATATTTATAGAAAAAAACATAAAAAAGGTATTCATATTAGAATTGAATCTCTTATTGACTTTACTTTTCTTAATAATTGGACATCTAATTGTATTATTAATAATAATGATTTAATGTATCAAATATCTATTCATAAAAATTATTTATCTTTAATACAAAATAAATTAAATTCTAACTTTATAATCGAACCTATTATGTAATATTTATTATTTATATTTATTCTCTATTATATAAAAAAAAAATATTATTAAAAATTATAATATACTATGAGTAATAATAATCAATCTACTAATAATAAATCTAATAATAATCAATCTACTAATAATAAATCTAATAATCGTAAAAATAATAATAATATGATTAATAATGCTCTCAATAAACTAAAATTATCATCTAATTCTAATATGGTAAAAAATTTATTAGATAATGGTGATAAAATCTTTGTTAAATTTGATAATGATATTTTAGATAAAAATGGAAAATTATATGATTCCTTTATTACAAAAATATCTCCTTTTATTAAATTAAATGATCTAAATAATGATGATCTTTATACTCTTGCTATTATTGATCCTGATTTACCTGAAAATGCTCCCAATAAATTATATTTACATTTAATGATCTCTAATATTAAAGGTGATGATATTACAAGTGGAACTGTTATTCGTCGTTATCATAACCCTAGACCTCCTTTTGGTGAAACACACAGATATTTTATTATTTTACTTAAACAAGATAATGAAATATCTCCTAACTCTTTGAAAAATAATAAAACCAACAATAATAATAGAAGACCAAGAGAACCAAGATTATTTGAAAGTGTTGTTGAAATTATGGATAAATGCTGTAAAGATATGAATTTAGAACCATTAGCAATCAGATATTTTAAAGTTAAATCTGATAGAAGAGAAAGAAACTAAATTATTATCTTTTTTCAAAGATAATAGTAAAATAATATATTGATATTTAATATATTATTATACATAATTATATGATATTTTCAAAAAAACTTTATATATTTTTTATAGTATTATTTATCATTATAGTTATTCTTCAAGATAAAAATAAAAAATTTACTAATGACATATTAGATTATACATTATTATCTATTTGTATTCTTATATTTATTTTATTAGTTTTTGAAATTTTATTATTTGTTAAAGATCTTCTAAATCCTTATACACCTATAAAACAAAATGCTATTGTTAATATTCTATTTTTATTCTCTATGAGTTGGTTTATATTTGCATTTATTTATTATTGTATTCATCTAATTACTCCTGAAAAAATGTATATTGATGATACTGTTTCTAGTAAAATATCTAATAAAAATGTATTATTAAATTGTTTATATTTTAGTGTTTCAAATTCTTATATGAATAGTGTTGATTGGTTATCAGTAAAAGGAAATATATTAAAATCAATCATTATGATGCAAATGATATTTACTTCTATATTCTTATTCTACTTAATTGATAAAATATTAGAATATGATATTCTTACACAACTCAAAATTAACCAAAAAATAACATCCAATAATATAAAAAAAAAATTAAAAAAAACTTTTATAAAAAAAAAATAAAAAAAGCAAAATAAATAATAATTATATTAAATATTACAAAAAATAATATTTAATATTTAAATATGTATAACATTATTATTATTTTGAATAACATATTTTGAAAAAAAACCATCATTCGAATATTTTTTCATAATAAAATGAAAAATCTCAGTATATACATCTATAATTGAATTTGAATAAAAATTATTAATATTAAATAATTTTTTATATAAATTTAATTCAAAATCTGTTAATATATAACTCTTCCCTTTTCTAAAAACTCTCTCAACAAATTTATTCCATATTTTATTTTTTATTGGATTTTCTATATCAATATTATTACAATATTTATATAATGCTTCATCCATTAAATAAATAATAAATAATAAAGATTGACTAATTTTTTCATCACTCATATGATCAAAAAATCTAAGTTCTATACCATGATTATAATGTTTATTAAAATTAATATCATAACCTATATCATTTAATTTATTATAATCACAATTTTCATAATATTTATTATACCAAAAATTTTTATCTAAATCCTTAACACTCTTTGTTAATAATTTACCTTTTAACATTAAATCTGTATCATATGTTCCAATTCCTATATATCTTGATACAGCACATCTTTGTGATACAGCAGATAAATTACTATTAAATCTATAAAATGGATCACTTGAACCATACATTGTAATAAGAAATGGTTCCATATATTGTATTAATTTTATGGCATATTTATGCTTATCTTCAAACTCTTTATAAGAAGATTCAGATATTTCAGAATTTTCATTTAAAATTGTTGGTAATGTTAAATTAAAATGAATTGTTCCATTACAAAATACCGATACATTATTTAAATTAGTCATAAATACACCAATTGCATGATTCGTTGTCATCCAATTGATTATTCCTTTATCTGAATTTAATGATAACTTTTTTTGACATAATTGTAAATGTTTTAAAAATTCTAATTTATTCATTTTTAATTCTTTAATAACATCTTTATATAAAATATTATAAAAATTTAATGTAACTATTTCTATACTATCTCCATCAAATATAAATGTATTATCTTCATTTTCAAAAAAATATGGATCTAACATTTTTAATGTATCTAAAAATGTCTCATCACTATATTCAGGATTAACTTCACATTTACTACCATAAATAGTTTTAGGTTCATTATTCATATCTGTATTAATAAATGAATGACTATTCACTAATATTGGTAAATATATATCATCATCTTCTGTATAATTTTCTAAATATTCTTCTAATAAATCTTTTATTATACCCTTTTTATAATTTGAAAAATAATCTACACTATATCTTTCTCTCTTATGATTATTTAATATTTCTGATTTCTTTTTACTAATTTTTTTATTATATTCTAAATATAATTCATTTTCTATACCAATTCCCCAATATAATGAATTTGGTCTATATAAATTTTTATATTTATGATGTTTTTGTAAATTTTGGATAATATTATCATTCATATATTTATATTAATAATATATATAAATTATATGCAATTTAACAAAATTATCTTGCGAAATGAAACGAAAAATAATGAAAATAGAACACCACTTATTCCTAAACATTGTCAAATTTTAATTAATTTATATAATTATGAAATTTATGTTGAAAGTAGTATTAACAGATGCTATCAAGATATAGATTATCAAAATGAAGGATGCTTTATTATTGAACCTAATTCATGGATCAATATTGCTTCCAATAATAAAAACTACTTAATTGTCGGATTAAAAGAATTATCTTTATATCAACTTAATCATTTAAATCATCATCAACATCTATATTTTTCTCATTTTATTAAAAATAATAATCCTCTTATTCATAAATTCTTCGATTCTAATAGCAAATTATTTGATCTTGAATATTTTATTGATAATAATAATAACAGATTAACTACTTTTGGATATTATGCTGGTATATGTGGTATAAAAATTGGTTTAAATGAATGGGGTAAAATATCAAATAAAAAGATAGAAGAATTAAATATATGTATTATTGGTCCAAATGGTAATTGTGGGCAAGGTGTAAGATCTATATTAGATAATCTAAATTTAAAATATAAATATAAATGTTTCTATCGTAATGATCAAAAAAATGAGTTATGGAACTATGATATTATTATTAATTGTATAAAATTATCAGAAAAAATAGATCCTTTCATTACTGAAAATGATATAAAATATTTTAATAATACTACTCTAATATTAGATATAAGTTGTGATCCAACTCATCCATATAATCCTTTTCCTATTTATAATAAAACGACTACATTTAACAATTTTATTTTAAAAGTAAATCAATTTATTAATGTAATTTCTATTGATAATCTACCTTCTTTTTATTCATTAGAGAGTTCGGATTATTTCTCTAATTTATTATATAAATTATTTATTAATAATCAAGAAAATAATATTATTTGGGAACGGTGCTACAGTTTTTATCATAATAAATTATTAAATTATAATCAAAAAAAATGAAATAATTTTAATTAATTATGTAACGTTATAAAAAATATAATTACTAAAAATGGATGACATTAATGATATTCAATATATAGTATTTGATACTCGATTACAGATCTATATTTATTTAAAAAGACATGAAAATGGTAAAAAAAATTTATATTATTCATATGATTCTATAAATAATAGTAAAGATAATGATACATTAATTAGATTAATGAAAATCAAGTTAAATACAGGTTTAAAAGTATGGTTATTACCAGGAAGAATTATTGGAAGTGGTTCTCATGGAAGTATATTTAATGGATGGGATAAATATGGTAATACATATGCTATAAAATGTTTTGAAGAATGGAATATTTTTTTACCTAGAATCATTAGAGATAATAAATATTATGAATATCCAGAATCAGTAATTAAATGTAATCATGAAGCTAATATAATGTGTAAATTAAGAACAGATTTATATATGGGAAGAGTTGGATTTTTTTTAGTAATGAGAAGAATGGATACTACATTTCAATCATTATTAGAAATTGAAGCTAATAGAAATAAAGTATATAATCAATATAATATAAGATATTTATTATATTATTTTCTAGATATCTGTGAAAAAGTAATATATATTCATTCAAATGAAATTATACATTGTGATCTAAAACCATCCAATATTTTAATCAATATATTAAATCTTCCTGATAATCAATTTATGATTAATAATATTATGATTTGTGATTTTGGTAGTTCATATTGTAAAGGAGAATTAAATCCTATTGGTGAAGTATGCACTAGATGGTATACATCTATTGATGAAGCTATGAGATTAATAGATCCTGATAAGGAAATAAGTTTTAATCACGATATTTGCTCCCTATCTTGCATTTTAGCTCAAATATTAAATTTTGGTGATTTTCCAAATGAATTAAAATCTAAAGAAAGTCCTGGATTAGAAAGAGAAAAAGATATAAATAATTATATATCCAAATTAAAAAATATGTATGATTCTAATTTTATAGATTATCCTTTATTTAGAGGATATACAGATTTATTAATCAATGGATTACAATGTAAATTAGATTCTAATCAATTCTTTGAGGAATTTAAAAAAATTTATTATGATCATTATTAAATAATGTAATAATTATTTTTATAAATTTATTTATATAAATAATAATATATAAGTCTAAAAATTAATTATAATTTTATTAATAATTAGTAATAATGACTGATTTATATGAAATATATAATAATAATAATATTAATTTGATGAATGATAATAATATTGTAAATGATATAAATATGAATGATATTGATAATAATAATTTAGATTTAATAAATGAATGTAATGATATAAATTTTTTTACAGAATTAGGTATAAAAGATATCAATTTATTTTTGATTGATTTAAGTATAAAAAATAGTAGATTATTTAGATATTTTATAAGTGGATCTCCATTTGTATTATCTAAAGATTATAATTATTTACAATATGATACTATAAATATTAAAAATAATATAGTAGAATATGATAAAAAAATTATAAAATTTTTAGATATTTATAAAGAAAATATAGATAAATATTTAAGAAATGGAGAACAATATAATACAGAAGATAATTTATGTTTTATTTATGTATTGGATAGAAATAATTATAATAATAATATTTTTCAAATATGTAAAGATTATTTAGAAATTATTATAAAATATTTGACTAATTTTAATCATTATGAATATGAAATTATATTACAAAAAAATATATTATATCAAAGATTTGTAGTAGTAAATTATTATATAAATTTAGAATTAAATAATAATAATTTAGTTCTAAAATATTTTTATATTATTCGTCCAAAATATAATGATTATATAAATCATAATAAATTAACATATGAATGGTATGAATTTGAAAAAACGTTAGATATATATAAAAATAAAATTAATCAAGAATTTAATAAATATAATTCTCAAGATATAATTACATTAGAAATATATAATAAATTTTTTCAAAATAAAAGTGAATTAGAATTAAAAATAATACCTTATTATAAATTAAAAAATTATAAATTAAATATTGAATTAGAAAATAGAATTAGAGAAATATTGATTGATTATTTAGATATACCAAGTTATAAAAGATATTTTCAAGGATATATTTTTAGATTTTATGGTAGTTTAGTAATTGGAAATGATTCATGTATTTCATTTATTCTTAATAAAGATTTTATTTAGATATTTTATTATAAAAAAAGTTTAATATATAAAATTTTATATATTAAAATTTAATTAAATTATTTTAAATGATATTAAAAATTAGTAAAATAAAGGAACTTCTAAATGTTGGATAGATGAATTATGATATAATAAATCTCTAATTCTAGATGATTGTCTAAATACAGCATTCTCATTAATGTCAGGGTTGAGATGATTAACTTCTGATGTAATTCTGTTAGCATAAACTGTTCCATTATAAGATATAGCATACATAGTATTCCCTAATATATCATTTGCTCTATATAAATCTTTACAATTTACATATAATAATTTATTTTGTTCCCTTGTTGCATAAATTAGTCTAAGTAATTGTTGAATACTTGTTTGACCGTGTGCAGTAAAATTTAATGATGAAACACTACTATTAGGAGTATATGTTGCGAGTAAATCTGATGTGTTTGCGGATAGAAGATTTGTCCAACTTGAATTAACAGGCCCTGAAATCGCTTGTAATCTATCTTTTAATTTTCTACCAGATGGTGTTGGTATTAGATAATCTTTATATTCAATATTCTTAATACTAAATCCAACTCTAATAAATGAATCATCTTCAGGTTGATTAGATACTATATCAGATGCATTATCAGTTTGAAGTCTATATAATCCATAAAGACCTTTAGTTGTATTATTAATAGAATTGTAATTAACTGGATTCATCTCATATTTATAAACACGTCTAACTATTTTATCAACATTTGAATGACCAGATTTAGTCTCATATATAGTTGAAGCATGATATAAATAAGGTTGAACACTCTCTAATGGATTGAAATATAATGTGTATGAGCCACTCTTGACCATTGTATTATCAATAACTAGTCTCATATTAACTAAATCAGTATTTTGAGTAACACCTAATGAAGTATCAATTAAAGATGCTGCTGCATTAATTTCAACTAATTGTTGTTCAAAATCTAAATTCCATAAACGTGTAGGTGATGCAACCATATTTTGTAATGAAGAATAATTTTCACCAGTTGTTCCATTTCCTGAAGTTACTGGTCCTCCTACATTACTTCCAACTGTTTTATCAGATATACGTCCATCTAATATTTGATATCCATCAGTAGTTGTAGAACCTCTATATAATGTAACATTAAGATTATTTTCTCTTATATCAATAAACCTAGTAGTTTGAGACTCAGATGTTCCCATTCTATATGCATGATACCTAAGAACATTAGAACCAGAAGAAACTAAACTAACTGTAGGATTAGCTTGACTATTTGAGAATAATGTTTGAGTAGTAGCAGAATCGACAAAATTCCAATTTGATATTCTATTTAATCCATTATTTACAACTGCAGTAGCACCAACATTACTAACAGCACTCACTCCTACTTGAGGTGGAGTAACCCAAACATAGAAAACTCTACCTAATTTAGGAGTATCACCTCTTCTAAGTTGAATTCTGAATGAATTACCTATCGGAATAGCAGGTAATTTATTTCTACTAGTATTAAAAAATCGTGTATTAGTATTATCCATAGACCAAATATGTATTGTTTCAACAGCACTATATGAAGCACTAACTGCACCGGTTAAATTTAATTTATAATCACTATTTCTCTCAATTACTAAAGCATTTCTTTCATAATTTAAAGTATAAGTATATGAACCATTTGATACAGGTCTTCTTGCATAAATACCAAATAATTGATATAAATAACCAGTTTGTTTTAAGTCAAAATTAATTGTAGTTCTTAAAGATTCTGAGTCAGTGAAATTTAAAGGATTTTCAACAATAATGCTTCCAGTTGATGCAACTGGGTTAAATGTATCACTCCTTGGATTAATCAAAGAACTATATACTGAGGGTATTGTTGCATTAGAATTATCATTAATTAAAGATTTATGGAATGTCAATACTAAACCTAAATCCATAGTGTTAGATCCATTAACTAAAGTATCTAATGTTACTTCTTTTCCAGCAAATACATTAGAAAATACTTGTGTATAATTTCCAATTGTAACAGTCGCAGTTGTTCTACCACGAACTCCAGTAATTGATGTATTTTGATAACCACGACGCCATTTAAGAATAGCATCAACTGATCCACTGGAAGAAAATATAAATTCAGTATTATTATTATGAGTTGGAGTATTTGTAAATACTGTTTGATTTGATGCAGATCCATATAAATCAACAGCTACAACATTATCAAGTAGTTTAAATAATACATTTGGATAATTTGCACTAACTTTAACAGCTTTAGGTGTAGATGTGTATTTAACATAAACACCTAAATCTATTTCAGTCATTGTATTATTTATTAATTGATATTTAGTAGTAGTAGAACCAGTTCCAACTGCATCTAATGCTTTAGTAGTATCTATTCTAGAAACTTGTCCAGAGAAACCAAAAATCCAGAAAGAAGACATCATATATGATTTAAGTGTAATTTGATGAATAACAGGACCAGATGATGTATTTCTTAATTTAATTGTAACTGTTTCTTCATTTCCAAAAGATTGATTATTCGATATTTCAATTGTAACATCTAATGTTTGCTTTGGAACAGTGCTAATATTATTAGGTAAAGCACTAGATGATGATAATTGCCAATTTTCAAGAACTTGTAAGTTACTACTTACATTACCAAAGTTATATTTTGTAGCTGACCAACTTTGGTTAATTTTATTGGTATCAGCATTTAATTCAATATGATAAATAGAAGAACCCATAAATTCAAAATTATTTTTTGATCTAAAAGATAAGAATAAATTAGCATTTTCAGGATTTAATTTATTACTATCTCTAGTATCAATAAATTTTCTATAATTACCAGTTAAATTGGTTAAACCAGTTCCATTCTCCCATGATGATGATGGATCAGATCTATTTTTATATACGCGATTATAAGTAGCATTTCTAAAAGCATTCTGATTAAATTTTATATTAAAATTATTTATTCTATTATCACTAATATCACTAAGTCTTCTTGATTTAATTGGTTGTCCATTAACTCTTAAAGCTCTTAAATAGAATTCATGAGACGATAAATCACCAGAATATTGATCTCCCATATGTATAGTAACATCATCATCTTTAATTATATAATATTCTAATTTATCTTGTAAAGTTTCTGTAGTATATTGTAAATTATTATAACCATCTAATAAAGGATCAAACCTCAATTTAAATGTATCAGTTCTTGTAACTTTATAAACTTTAACTTGATCTATATTAACATTAACTTCATCACTAGCATTAAATGATAAAACATCACTTGTAAGATCTAATAAGGTTTCTGTTACTGAGCCACGTTGATAGTTAAGAATTGTTATATTCAAAGGTTCAATTGTTAAATCACGAGTAATACCTATTTGAGAACCTGAAGATAATGTAGCATCTGATGTAATTCCAGATACTGTAATACTTTCTACAGCATATTCATTTTGTAAGTCATCTTGAGAAATACCTTCTTGTTTCCAATTAATTGTATATACAATTTTAGAAGATTTACCCCATGATTCTGAAAATCTATTAACACCAGTTCTTCTATCAATAGATTTTATTTCAGATCCTGAACTTAATTCTAATACAGCACCACTATTTATTTCAGTAAAATCACCTAAAATATCTGTTGATGTTCTCATATTAACAACAATTCTATTATCATTTCGATTAATAAAATCTTGTATAATAGTTTCTCCAGGATTATTTGTATAAACGAATCCAGTAAAATCAGAAGAATAAGTTAAATCACTAGCATTATAAAGAGGATCTTCATCACTAGATAATTTAATAGTATTATTTAAATAAATCATATATGCAGAATCAGTAACTAAAGTTTCTGATGCTTGATAAACAACAACATCTGATTGTGGTGCGTCGCTAGATGAAAGTAAATAATGTAATTCATGATTATTATTTCTAATTCTAAAAGTATCTAAACGTTCAGAATCTAATCTGTTATCATCATTAGTTTCGTTAAATATTTCAGTAACTTTATATTGAACAAGTCCATTCACTAAATCAGATGGATGTAATACTGAATCAGAGGTATTATCATCTGGATAATTTATTTGTCTATCTACTGTTAATCTATCACTACTTTCTACCACATTACGAACAGTTGATGATAATACTATTGTAAGATTAGAATCAGCATCACTAGCACCTAAAGTTTCATGATTATAAACTAAATACATTTTTTTATCACTAGAATTACTACCATCAGAAGAATGATATCTATAATTAGATAAACTGTCACTTAAAGTAATTACTTGATTATCAAATATAACTTTATGTTCCGAATTAACAGTATTATCAACATAGTATAAATTACTATTTTTTAATCCAGAATAATTTACTGTAAATAAAGATGAATCAGATGATGTATAACCTCCATCAGAATTAATAGTTAAAGTAAAATTGTAACCGGAACCAACTTTTTCTCTAACTGATCCTAAACCAAGAACATTAAAGAAATTATTTTCATTTAGATCACCTGTATTAGGTAAATTAGTTAATTGTCTATCACTAACAACAGTAATATCACTAGCATAGTTTTGAGCAAATGGTAAATCAAAAACTGCACTTCCAGTTACTGTAAAAGTAGCTGTTCCAGGAGTAATTCTATATACACCAGTAGTAGGATCAGTTGCTAAAGCAAGATCTGAAGCATATTGTATATCATAAACTAATTTGTCAGAACTAGAAGTTTTTTCAAATGTATCTAATGTAATATTATAAACATCAGAAATAGTCGCCCAAGTTGCTAATCCGAAAGTATTAGAATCGCTACTTATAACAGGAAATTCATTAGGATTAAATCCAGCTTTATCAGTATTGAAATTATTATTCGGTTCTACTTTAAAGCCACTTAAATCAGATGTATATGATTCAGAACCACTAGATCCCCAAATATTACGTCTATGATTACGAGCACGGAAGAGATCACCTACACCATTATCTGGAATAGTAATAGTATATTGAGCACCTCCATCACTTACAGTAGAATGATCACTTACAAAACTAGATACAATTACTAGATTACCATCAGCAAAAGGATTCGTTCTATCTTCATCTAATTTTAGTTCAAAATTGGTAACAACACCTAAATCATATGTTGCAACATCAGAAGATAAAGTTTGTTCTTTATGTTCAAAATATAAAACTTGTTGTCCGCGAATAGCAGAATCAACTTTATTTAATTTTGTTTCACTAATAAAATCAGCTACATCACCATCAGTATTTTCACTAATTTGAAGATCTGATTTAAAGTTTTTATTTTGAGCTAAATATAAAGCAAGATTATTATCATCTAAAGTAATACCCCATTTTTTACCTAATTCAAGGGCTGATGTGTTACTTTGTTTTACTACTTCAGTAGTTACGGATTCAAATTGATCAGTAGCAACCATTTTTTATATTATATATATAATAACTTAATATTTTTTTTTTATAAAAAATTAATAAAAAAATATATATATTAATTTATTAAATTTATATAAGTTAATTATCTTACTAGAATAAATAACATATATTTTTTGATTCAAAATATATAATATAAATTTTATACAATTAAAGAATTAAATATTAATTAATTAAAATGTTGTCTCATTCTAAATTTTAAAGGTATAAATAATAAAAATTATATATAAAATAAAATTAAGATAATCTAATTAAGATTAAACAAATTTTATTAAATTAATAAAATTTAAAATATTAATATAATATATAATATATGACTTCTATAATTGTTCCTTATAATTATTCTACAATTACAGCAGCAATTAATGCGGCATCAAATGGAGATAATATTGAAATAATTTCTGGAGATTATTATGTAGAAACTTTACGAAGTAATAATAAGTTTGTATCATTAAAAGCTACAGATGGTCTTGTTTCTTTAAAAAATGATGAAAAACTAAATATTAATGAAGCAATATCTTTTAATAATTTAAGTGGGACTGTTGAACCTTATACATTTCCTGGGAATACTTATAGACTGGATAAACGGTTTAATTTTACTAAAGGTATAGCGGTTTCTCATACAGGACAATATCAAATATTATTATTTGATTATAATGATAATGATATAGATTATGTATATGTTTCAAATGATTATGGACAGACATTAACTAGAGTTAGAATTTCAACATCAAATGCAAATAATGATGGATGGTGGGCATGTTCAATATCAACAGATGGAAAATATATGGTAGCTTCAAAAATAAAAGGTGGTCAAGGTATTGCAGGTCATTATTATTCAAATGATTTTGGTGTTACATTTAGTTTAGTAAAAGGTAAGGGTTCTACAGATGGTAAATTATATCCTATAGTTTTAGATGATGGTCAATTATATATATCTGATGGGACAGGTATTTATAAAACGAATAATCCATTAGATCCGAATCCAACATGGACTACTATAAGGACATTTGGATGGTTAGAAACACCTATTGCAGTAAATCAATCCGGTTCAGATAAAGGAAAATATATATTATTTACAGAAAATTTTGGTGATTCATATATATTTTTATCAACCGATTTTGGAGCTACTTTTACAAATATATTTACAAATATTGGTAATACAGAGCATGGTTTGAAAATGTCTAGAGATGGTAAGAATATGATTGTAGGAGGTTCAAATATTCAAATATCAACAAATTATGGTGCTTCATGGAAAATTGCTAAAAATAAAGAAAATGGAAATGATGTATTTACAGCAATATTTTTAGTAGATACAAGTTTAGATGGTCAATATATGGTAGCACTAGGTAGTCAATTCATATGGTATTCAGATGATTATGGAACTAATTGGACTAATTCAGGATATTCAGTTCGAAATTTGGATGGTGGTTTAGCATTATCTGGAGATAAATCATTTATAGCATTTGGAGGATATACAGCAAATATAGATGGATATACAGTTAAAAAGAAAGCTTAAGATAATTATTATATAAATTTTTATTATTTAAATTTTAAATATTAATAATATTATTAATATTTTTTTGAATTACATTAAGTTCAACTAAAACATTTATATTAAATATAAATTATTATAAAAGAATTGTTTAATAATATAAAAAAATATAAATTATTTAAAAAATAAAAATAAAGTAATAATAAGATTATTTTATTTTTTTTATATAGTTTATTAAATTGGTTAATAGCTTAGTTAGAGTAAGCGAGACCACCCATACCACTCATAATACGTAAGACGTTGTAGTTAGTGGCATAGACACGGACCTTAGAACCGAAGTTTTGGTAACCAAGACCAGCAGAGGCAGAGCCAGTGAAACCATTAGCAGTGGTAACTTGACCAGCAGCCTTAGGAGTAAGTTGGAGTTGAAGGACAGCGGAGTCAATACGGGAGAAGTTGCAAGTTCCAGAGGGTTGGTGATCCTCAGGCTTAAGAGCGAAAGAATAAACGTTGATACCAGTGGCAGGGACGTTAGTGTGGTGTTGGTAGGGTTGGACAAGGTTAAAGTAAGAACCAAGGCGTTCAGAGAAGCGATCATGACCGTTGAGTTGGAGCTTAGCACGAACGACGGGGTTACGACCAGCACGGACGGGACCAAGACCAGCGTGGTCAGCACCAGAACCGGCATCAGTAACACCGAAATTGACGGGAGCACCGAATTGAGAGGCATTGACACCAGGACCAGCGAGACCAGAGAAGGGGAGACCGAGAGCAGCAGATAAAGCAGCGACGGGGAGACCGAGTTCCTCAGCAAGACCGGCAAGGACGCTAAGAGTTCCAGCACCATTGACACCCCACTCAGAGAGACCGAAGATTTGACCGTTAGCAGGACCGAAGGTAGCATTGTTATTAGCAGCAGAGGCTTGAGCGGATAAGAGGAGAGGGAAGCTTTCAGCAGCGAAACCAGACTCAACATTACCATCAGTATCAACATCATCAGTGTAGTTGGACCATTGCTTCCAGTTTTGAGCAACATCATCACGTTGAACAACCCAGACAAGTTCCTTGCAAGGATGGTTGAAGTTAAGCTTAATCTTAACGTTAGTGCTAGTAACAGATTCATCACCAGTGAATTGGAGTTGTTCAATGAGATACTCATGAGACATTTGAGCAAAGCGGCGACGTTCATCAGTGTCTAAGAAAACGTAGTCAATGTAGAGAGAAGCATACTCAAGGGGAGGAACACAGATACCGTTTTGAGTGTTACCAGAGGCACAATCAGCAACGGAGCAAGTTGCACCAGAGGGACCAGAGACGATGTATAACTCGTTCTTAGGACGGAACTCAAGGTTAATACGGACTTCGTGGTATTGTAAAGCAATAAGAGGAAGAGCAAGACCAGGGTTACGGCAAAACCAGAATTGAAGAGGAACATAGAGAGTAGTAGCCTCAACAGCCTTTAAACCAGCACCGGTAAGGGCAAGAGTGTTACCAACCATGTTGTCATAACCGACTTGGTGACCGGGTTCTTGAGTGAGTTCGTTCCAGATGTTAAGCCAATCACCGTAATGCTTATCAATACGTTGACCACCGATTTCGACTTCAACGTTCTTGATTAAAGCGTGACCAACATAATTGACCCAACGGAAGAAGCAAGAGGTGTTGGAGGGGACAGTAACAGCGGGGAGAGTAGCTTGGAGATAAACATGATAGATAAGATCACCATTACGGGCAACAGTGCAAGTAACTTTCTTACCGAAATCAACCTGACCATTGAAAGTTTGTTCAATAGACTCCATAGCGAAGTTAGTATAGCGACGATAGACGACCTTCCAGAAGGTGATCTGAGGATTACCGGTAAGATACACATCTTGTGCACCGTAGGCAACTAATTGCATTAAAGCACCCATTATTAGATTTTATTTATATATATATTTAATAAAGAAAAAAAATTAAATTAAAATTACACGCAATTAAATTAAAAAAACTATATTAGGCGAGGTATCCATATTTTTAATAAATCTAAATTTATACAAATATTTTATTTTTAATTAAATTAATTAATTTAAATTTATAAAAAAAATAAATAATTTATAAATAATTGCTAAATTATAATATAACTAAATTAAAATAAAATAATAATAAATAAAAATTAAATAATACTAAATAAAATAATAATAAATAAAAATAAAATATGATATAATAAAAATTTAATTATTATTATACATTTTAGAATAAATATATAAATTATTTACCTTTATTAATAGAAATATTTTTATAAGAATTAATAATATTATCTAGATCAAATTCATTAAATTCAGGCCAAAGTTTATCTAAAAAATAAAATTCAGAATATATTGTTCTCCATGGGAAAAAACCAGAAATTCTATTAGAATTACCAGTTCTAATAACAAAATCAATATCATTATTAAGAAGTAAATGATTAGTAAAATTAAAAGAATGATTATTAACAGCATTAATAATTTCTCTTCTACCGTCATAAACAATAGCATAATTAATAATAATAATATTAATATTATGTATTTTAGATGAGTTTAGATTGGTAATAAAAAGAATAAGATTTTGTAAATTTTCAGGTAAAAGATTAATTTCTCCTAAGAAATTAAATATATAATTGATAAATATATTTTGGTTATTTTTGATAAAGAGAAGATATTCTTCAATAATTTTATAAATATTATCTTTTTCTTGAGGTGATCTATTAATATAATTATCATAGGAAAGAACATAAAGAGAGCATTCTTTAATAATCCCAAGTTTATAAATATATGCAATAATTCTTTTAGAATTGATAGCACCATAGAGATGACCATTAACATTAAATTTTTTACCGAATCTTCTATTACCGTCAAGAATAAGACCAATATGTAATTTAGGATTATAATTATAATTAATAAAGGTTAGATCAATATTGTTATTAAAGATATCATTAAATATTTTAAGATAAGTTTTAGATGAGATATTATCATGAATAGAAATATGGTTAGAATAATTAATATTAAAATTAATATTTAAAAATATTTTTTTAAAATAAATAGTAATAATATTTTTAATCATAAAGATATAGTTAGAGTGAGTAATATTCTTAAAATGATTGAGATAGATATTTAAAATAGAATTAATAATAAATCCTAAATCATTACCATTATTTTTTAAATGAATAAAATGAGTAAGTTTTTTGTTAAAATTTTCATTATTATTTATATGATTAGGAATAGAGTATATTCTATTAGAAACAATAATATCAATAGTATTTAAAGAATAATAAATATTTTTAAGTAGATTAATAATATATTTTTTTTTATGATTTTTTAAGATGATGAATCCTAAATAAAAAATTTTATTATAATAATGTTCAAAAGGGATATTAATCTTATTAGAATTAATAAAGTCAATAAAATTAGAAAAATATTTAAATTCAGATAAAAGAACCATAAGATAAGATGAATAAATATTAATATTATAGATATTATAATATTAAATTATAAATAAGTTGTTATATATTGGTTAAGATCAATTTCTTTTTTTACTTTATTAATTTCTTTAATAAGTTCATAATTACCGTTATTAAGTTTAGAGATAGTCCAACCATCTTCAAGAGCATTAAAGATAAATTTCATTTTAATAAGATCAATTTTATTATTAGATTTAGATTTTATTTTATGATTCATAATAAATAAAAAAGAAAAGAATAAGGGGTAATATATATATATAATAATATATATAAAATAAATAATAAAAAAACGAATACCGTTAAAAGAATTCGTTTATATATAGATAAATAAAATAAGATATAAGATTTAATAGTAATATAGATATATAATATTATAATGTCAACATTCAGGGTTAAGAATGAGAAGAAGATAATATATGATGATAGAATAACATTGGATGCGAAACATAAAGAGATCATAAAGAATTATAAATTAAAGCAAAAAGAATTGATAATATTAGAGAAGGAGTTAGAGAAGATAAATAATATAATAATAAATTCAAGTAAAAAGAGTATAATGAATGATAATGAGTTAGATAATTATTTAGATAAAATAAATCAAAAGAAGGTAATAGAAGATCAGATAAATAAGTATAATTTAAATTATGATTTAAATAATTATTTTTTGAATACGGGACATATATTATATAAATATTATGATAATATGAAAAAGATGAGTGACAATATAAATGATAATATAGAAAAAGAGAATGGTATAAAATATGATAATAAGAATATATTAAAATATTTAAATCCGAAGAATAATAAAAATAATAAAGAATTAGAAAAAGATAATAAAAATATAAATGAATATAAAGAAATTTTAAGAGAAGAATTAATAAATGATTTAGATGAATGGCAAGATGATGAAGAATTATTAGAAGAAGAAGATACAATATATAATCATGAGGATATAAAGAGTATAAGTGATTATTATGATCCAAATAAAGTATTTAAAAAATCAGATATCTTAAATGATTATTTACAGATAGTTGATAATAATTATATAAAACGGGTTGATGATATATATATAGATGTTAATATATGTCAAAAGTGTGATATAGAGAAGATATTAAAGAGCACAGAGGGTTATATGGTATGTCCGAAATGTGGAAAAATAGATCAATTAGTAATAGATTCAAATAAACCAAGTTTTAAAGATCCACCTCCTGAAGTGACATATTTTGCGTATAAGAGGATTAATCATTTTAATGAAATATTAACTCAATTTCAGGGGAAAGAGACAACAGAAATACCACCAGAAGTTTTTGATAAAATATTAATAGAAATAAAAAAAGAAAGGATATCAAATATGGCTAAATTAACACCGGCGAAGATAAAGAATTATTTAAGAAAATTAAGGTATAATAAATATTATGAGCATAGTGTTCATATATTAAATAGATTAAATGGATTACCACCTCCAATATTGAGTCCAATATTAGAGGAGAAATTAAGATATATGTTTAAAGAGATACAAGCACCTTTTCAAGAAGTATATCCGAAGGTAAATAAACAAAGGAAGAATTTTTTATCGTATTATTATGTATTACATAAATTTGTAGAATTATTGGGATTAGATGAGTTTAAATATTGTTTTCCATTATTAAAGAATAGGGAGAAATTATATGAGCAGGATTGTATATGGTCAGGAATATGTAATATATTAGGATGGGAATTTAGAAGGTCAATATAAGGAAATAAAAAATATAATATTATAATTTTTTTTCATACCAATTATATTTATCACTTAAAATATCTAAAATATAAGCAGTAATCCAACCGATAGCAAAAAATACATTATCACCTAATATATTGATAGAACTATCAGCTTGATATTTACCACCAGGCCATTTGAATAAACCAGGATTAATGATCCAATTTTTAATAATTTCCATACCAAATTTAGTATTTTCAATCCATTCAAAAATAGCATGAATAATTAAAGCAATAAGGAAAGGTATATTCCAAAAATAAGCAATAGTTCCAACAGAAAAATGTAAAAGACTAAATTGATCAGCGAATCTATAACTTACAACCATGATTATAAGAATATTTAATTTTATATATATTAAATTAAAATATAAAAAGATGAATAAAATTGAAAAAATAAATTAAAATAAATATTAATATAGAAAAGTTATTAATGTTATTAATAGAAGAATTAATAAAAATTTATAATAATACATTAAAGAATAATAAGAAAAAATGGTTAAAAGAAATAATAAATAGTATAACAAGAAGTTATATATCAACAGTAACTGTATGGAATGCAAGAGAGAGATGGTTAGCGAATAAATATTATATAATATGGAAATTAAATGTAAAATATAAAAATAATAATTATAAAATATTTACATTAGAAAATTATGGGACATGGGCGAAAGTAGTAGATGTATATGATGGAGATACGCTTAAAGTTTTATTAAATTTTAGAGGAAATATAGATAAATGGGTAATAAGAATGAATGGTTATGATAGTCCAGAGATGAAACCATTAAAGAGTAAATTTGATAGAGAAAGAGAAATAGAATTAGCTATAATAGCACGGGATAAATTAAAAGAGAAGACAAGAGGAATAATATATATAAAGATCGTAGGATTTGATAAATATGGAAGATTATTATCAGAGGTATATAATGAAGGATGTCATATAAATAAATGGATGATAGATAATGGTTATGGTTATTCATATCATGGAGGTAAGAAGAAGTAAAAATATTTGATAAAACTTTAGTAATAATATAAAAATTTAGTAAAAAATTTTTATATGATAAAAAGAATAATAAAAAATATTTTATTTATTTACATAGTTTAGAGTAACCAATAACACCACAAAGGATACGTTTTCCAGAGTGACCAGTAGTAAGGCTATCATCGTGGTTACCTTTACCTAGATCATCTTCATCTTCATGAATAATAAAGCTTCTACCGATAACAGAGTATTTTCCTCTAAGTTTGATTAATTTATCAGTAATATCGATGGTAGCGATACCTTTAGAATTAGCGATAATATTACCGAGATCACCGACGTGTCTTTCTTTATCATTTAAGCCTCCATGTTTTTTATTGAAAGGGTTATAATGAGCACAAAGAGAGTTACAACCATCAGAAAGATCACCAGATTCATGGATATGGAATCCGTGTTTTCCGGGATTAAGTCCTTCAATTATACCGAATATTTTGGTATGATTTTTATCAATTTCAATAAGATGGATAGAACCTTTAAGATTTTTATTAGAATTAGATTGTAAAACACAAATAGCTTTAATAGGATTAGATATTTTATTATTATTGACCATAAACAATATAATATATAAAAGAATAAAATAAAATAAAAAATATAAATAATAATTCATAAAAATGTATATATATAAAATAGAAAATAATAATAATAAATGAGTTGCTTATTTAATAGTTTGCAATATTTTATAAAAGATAAGTCTAGTTATGAGATAAGACAGATGATATGTGATTATTTAGAGAATAATAAACCGATAATAGATGGTTTAGAGACTAAATTCATTTTAGAACTAGAGAGTAATAATTATATAAATAATATGAGAGATCCTAGTGTATGGGGAGGAGCGATAGAAATACAAGTAGCATGTAATATATGGTGTTATAATATAAAAGTAAGGAATTATAGAGATATATTAGGGAAAGTAATAGAATTTATACCAATAAATAATAAAATAGATAAAAATATAGAATTAGAATGGACAGGTGGTCATTATGAACCAGTAAGAAAATAAATAAATAAAAAATAGAAATATATAATATATAAATTTAATTTAAGATGCCAGAAACAGAATATAATAAATGTAGGAATAGGGTGATAGAATCACATATGAAGAGTTATGAGAAGGGTAAATTAAAGTCAAGGAGTGGTAAAAAGGTAACATCAAATAAGCAAGCAATAGCGATGTCATTATCGATAGCAGATAATAAATGTGAGAAGAAGATGGGTAAAGTAGATATAGAGGAGATGATAGAGAAAGTAGAAAGTTTTATGAAGGAAAATATGAAGAATAAAAAGATATTAAAAAAGAGTGATTTAAAACGGTTTAAAGAGTATATAAGAATGAATAAAAAAAAGAATGAAATAATGAGAGCAATGAGAGCAGAGAATTTTGTATTAAGGAGATTATTGGAGACAAGATGTATGAAAAATTTAGATGAATTTACAATAGAGCAAATAGATTTTGATTAAAAAAGTATATAAAGATGCTTTTTAGAAAATTTAAACATATTAATAATTTTTTTTATTTAAAATAATAAAAAAATATATGAAAAAAAGTATTTAAAGACAATTTGTTAATATTTAAACGTATTGATAAATTTTTTTATTTAAAATAATAAAAAAATATATGAAAAAAAGTATTTAAAGACAATTTGTTAATATTTAAACGTATTGATAAATTTTTTTATTTAAAATAATAAAAAAATATATATAAAAAAGTATTTAAAGATAATTTGTTAATATTTAAACGTATTGATAAATTTTTTTATTTAAAATAATATAAAAATATATAAAAAAAAGTATTTAAAGACAATTTGTTAATATTTAAACGTATTGATAAATTTTTTTATTTAAAATAATAAAAAAATATATATAAAAAAATATTTAAAGAGGCTTTTATTTTGTTAAAACTTTTTTTAAAAGTTTGCATTACCCAAAAAGTTTTATTTGTTAATATTTAAACGTATTGATAAATTTTTTTATTTAAAATAATATAAAAATATAAATCTTCAAGGATATAAAGATAATTATTAGCTAGTTTTACAGATTAAAACTTTGAAATATGTAAAGGTATAAAAAGATTATATTAATAAATTTATATATATATATATAAATTTTATATGATAAATACAGTAAAAAAATATATAAAAATAAATACCAGATAAAAAATATATAAAAAAAAAAATTAAAAAAAAAAAAACAAAAAAAATAATAATTTAAATATTAGTAAACAATCATTATTTTTTTTTTATTTATACAAATATATAAGTAAACGGAAAAAAAAACAAAATTAAACAAGTTTAAT